ACCATCACCATTGACTAATAGTGAGTACTATGTCTATAAAATTAATAGAAATAGAATTAATCTCTGCGAAACTTTAATAGATTCTCAACAAAATCCTCCAACAGTTGTATCTTTTGCTTCTACAGGAAGTTCTTCACAATCAATATCATTAATTAATCCACAATTACAACCAGTCAAAAATAATAATTTAGTATTTGATCTTTCAGATTCTTCTTTATCTGGATATGAATTTAAACTTTATACTGATGAGAAATTTAATAATGAATTTGTTTCTACTGGATCTACAGATACTTTTAGTGTATCTGGAGTTGGAACAGTAGGAGTAACGTCTACTGCATCTTTAACATTAAACTACACTACACAAATTCCCGAAGAATTGTTCTATACTTTAGTAAAAGATGGAGAATTAGTTACTTCTGATACCGACACTAAAAATTATTCTAGAATAATCTATGTGAATAGTGATTATAACAATTCATATGTCATTGGTGGAATAGGAGAAACGACATTTAATATAAATCTACAAAAAAAACCTGAAAAAATTTCTTATTCATCAGAAGAATGTGATATTCTTGAGTACTCAACAACATCAACTTCACCATCCGGTCCAGTAAAAAATTTAAATATTATATCTTCCGGATCAGGATATAAGAAATTCCCAACAATTAGATCCACAAATTCTTCTTCAGGTAAAAACTTAAAAGTAAATCTAAGATCTAGTAAATTGGGATCTATAAGAGAAACAAGAATTATTAATGACAATTTCATATATTCTTCTGATACAACTCTTAGACCTAAAGCAAATATATCTCCAACAATTAAATTAAAAAATTCAAAAACTATAAATGATAATATAGTTGTAATAAATGGTGGAAATGGTTATGTAACTGAACCAAATTTAATAATTGTAGATTCGGTTAGTAGGAATGTAATAAATTCTGGATTTATTAAACCCTTATTATCAGAATCCTCAATTTTTTCAGCAGAAGTAGTTGTAAAACCAAAAGGATTGCCAGATGGAAATGTAGAAATAATTTCTATTAATAATAGTAATGGTATTTCTATTGAAAAAGTAGAATCATCAAATTCTGGCATCTTTACATGTACCATATCTACACCAATAAATTTTGGATCCTCTGACTTTACTTCCCAACCTTTTTCTATAGGGGATAGTGTTTTTGTAGAAGGAGTTATAAAAGATAGTTCTGAAGGTGATGGGTTTAATTCGTCAGATTATGGATATAAATTTTTTAAAGTGAGTGATTATGATAATACTGGAGTTAATGATAGAGTAACTATTGATATCTCTGATATAACTTCAAATACTGGAATTGCAAAAACAGATCAATTTTTCACCTCTTCTATAATTAATAAAAATGATTATCCATTATTTGATTTTTCTAAAGAAGAATTAAACTTTTCTGTTGGCGAAAAATTATCTTCTAACGGAATAATTAGAGATTTAATTGTATCCGAAAGCAATAGCAATAACTTAAAAGTTAGTGGATTATACAAATTATCAGTTGGTGAAATAATAGTAGGTGAAGATTCTGGTACTATTGCAACTATAGAATCTATAAATTCAAATAATGCAATTTTTGATGTTAAATATTCTTATTTAAAAAATATTGGTTGGGATAATGATACTGGAAAACTAAGTGAAAATTTTCAAGTTATTGCAGATAACAACTATTATCAAAATTTATCTTATTCTATAAAAAGTCCAATAACATATAGAGATCAGCAGTCTCCAGTTGAAAATTTGGTTCATATAAGTGGTTTAAAAAACTTTGCTGATACTCAAATACAGAAAAATACTAGTGCAGGATTATCTACTTCTACAAATACTATTGCAATTACAAAAAATATTATTGATAAAAAATATGCTTATACTATTAATAATTTTGATAAAGTTTTAGACGTAGATGTTAATGATTCTAAATCGAAATTTTTAAAATTTAAAAATACGATACTCTCAGATTATATAGAGTTAAAAAATACTTTAAATGTATTAAAAATTGACGATATTAGTAATCAATTTTTAACTTTTGCCAATCAAAATCAAGAATTTTTCACAATAGAGCAATTGAAAAATGAAACATATTATAATTTTTTACTTAGAGTAACATCAGATGATGATACTAAAGTTCAATTAACAGATGTTACTATTTTAAGTAATGATAAAGGAACATTTATATCCGATAATGAATCTGTTGTTACTTCAGGATCCACAAATTTAAATTTTGAAATTTATTCTTATGGAAGTTTTGATTTGAATACTGATGAGATTTCTGGAAATACTGAATTAGTATTTAAACCAAATGATAAAATTACTTTAAATTCAAAATATTTTATAAAATTAATTAAAAAAACATTTGAAAATACTGGAAGTACTGGTATTCATACAGATAGAGAATCTATTGGTTTTATAGATTTAATTGCATCCGATGTTATTGAAAGCTCTAGTGTTGGTGTTGGGACTACTACAATTATCTCTTTAGATTCAAATTCTTTTGAATCTGTTTATATCAATTCTCAAGTTATTGATAAAGTTACAAGTGAAATGGAATATGTTCGTTTGTATATTGTTCATAATGGTGTAGATACATTCTTATCAGAGTATTATAGTGATACTTCATTAATATCAAGTTCATCTAGTGGGATAGGAACATTTTATGCAAATTTGGATAGTGGAATTTTATCTGTATCGCATGAGAATAATTCACCAAATTCTATTGAAATAAAATCAAGAATAGTTGGATTTGGTACAACATCATCTGGAATAGGAACTTATAGATTTGAAGCTACTGGACAATTATTTGATGGTAGCGAAAGAAGTGCAATATATGATTCAAATTATACATCCACAGTTTCCGCAGCATCAACTACTATTAATACTCTCGATAAAAATACTTTTAATACATCAAAATCTTTAGTTCAAGTAAGTATAGGATCTACAAAAGTACTTCATCAAATAATTATTGCTCATGATGGAACTGATGTATATACTCAACAACTACCATTTCTTTCAGCATTCAATAATGATTCTTCTGGAATAGGAACTTTTGGTGGGGAGATATCTGGAGATAATGCTGTAATTAAATTTTATCCAGATGCAGATAAGACGGGACAAATTGAAATTGAAGTATTTAATGAGAAATTATATACTGAATTAGACACTGCTAGTGATTATTTAAATTTAAATTATGGAAGCATAGTTGAAAAGATCGATGAAAAAACCATAAATCCTATCACTATCAAATCAGGTTTTATTTTAAAAAATAATGAAACACCTATTTTTTCAAAAGAATTTAATCCCAATTCTGTAGCATTGGCAGCAACTACAGGAATATTTACTATTGAAAATCACTTTTTTAGAACAGGTGAAGAATTAATTTATACCCCAGATACAACATTTTTTGGAATTGGATCTAGTTCGATCTCCACTCCTAGTGGTGATTTGCCTTCTACTGTTTATGCAATTAAATTAACTGAAGACACTTTTAAAATTGCAACGTCACTTACAGATGCACAAAGTGGTATTGGCACAACTTTCACTTCTATAGGTGGAGGAAATGCTCATAAATTTACTATGAAAGAAAGAAATTCCAAGTGCATTATTACTATTGATGATTTAATTCAATATCCATTAGCATTCACAAAAATAAAACATGATCTTATTGGAAATGTAGGAGGTCAAGTTGAATTGGATACTAACATTATATCATTGAGTGGAATATCAACAATAGTTCCTAATGATATATTGTTAGTAGATGATGAGTATATGAAAGTTGTTAATGTTGGATTTGGAACAACTAATTTGGGACCAATTACAAATAATGGAAATATAAACTTGGTAGAAGTTGATAGAGGATTTGTTGGATCTTCTGCATCAACTCATTTAGATTCTAGTATAGCAAGAGTTTATAAAGGATCATTTAATATTGTAGATAGTAGAATTTATTTTTCAGAACTTCCATTGGAAGATATAAAATCAGATATTAATTTATCTTTACCAAAATCATCATTTACTGGTAGGGTATTTTTGAAATCTAATTATTTAAGTAATAAAATTTATGATGATTTGTCTGATGAATTTACGGGAATTGGTAGAACATTTTCATTGAGAGTAGGTGGTGCAAATACTACAGGAATTGGAACTATTGGTGGTAATGGATTTATTTTAGTTAATGATTCCTACCAATCACCAAAAACAGCCAATAATCCAAATGTATTCAATTATAATATTTCTGAAAATTTAGTTTCTGGAATATCTTCTATAACATTTTCGGGAATTTCAAATCCAAATAATCCTTTAGAGTATATAACTTCAGATTATGATGTAAACTTAAATGATCTTCCTAGAGGTGGTATCATTGTTTCATATGGATCTAGTCCCGGACTTGGATTTGCTCCTCTTGTGGGTGCTTCAGTAACATCTGTCGTTGGTGCTGGAGGATCTATTGTATCCGTTGGAATTGGGACAACAGACAATCTTGGATCTGGATATAATGGTTTAGTTTCAATTGGAATAAGTGTTTTTGAAGAAGGGCATGTTGGAGAAGTTGCTTCAATATCAGCATCCATTGGTGTTGGAGGAACTTTATCTTTCAACGTAGGATCTGGAGGAACTGGATACACAAATCCAAAAATATTTGTATCAGATCCATCTTACGAAAATTTACCTATAGTCGGTGTCTTTAGGTCTGGTATCGGTAATACGACTGAATCAGGTTCTGGTTTATTAGTTGATGTTGAACTTGGAGGATCTACAGGAATAGGATCAACTTACTTTGAAGTAAATAATTTTAAATTCTCAAGATCTGGATTTAATTTTAAAAAAGGAGATATATTTAAACCGATTGGATTGGTCACAGATTCTAGTCTTTCTTCACCAATATCGGATTTTACTATCACAGTAGAAGATGTTTATACTGATAATTTTGCTGGTTGGGAATTTGGTGAACTTGACTTTTTAGATTCTATAAAACAACTTCAAGATGGTTCTAGAACTAGATTTCCAATATTTTATAATGGGGAACTCATCAGTTTTGAAACTGAGTCTGGTTCAGAAATTGAAAATAACATTTCCAATTTACTTATAATTTTTATAAATGGCATTCTTCAAGAACCTATGATAAATTATCAGTTTGAAGGGGGAACTTCATTTTTATTCACAGAAGCACCAAAACCAGAAGATGTGATAGATGTTTACTTTTATAAAGGAGTTGGTAATATTGATACAGAATTTGTAGAAGTTACATCAACTCTAAAAAATGGTGATATTCTTCAAGTTAAAAGTAGCAATTTACATTCTGATATTTCAACTCAAGATGAGAGAAACATTTATAATATAAAATTTTCAGATAAACTAGAAACTAATAAATATTCTGGTCTTGGGATTAATGAAGTAAAATTCAGACCAATTTCTTGGACAAAACAAAAAACAAGTAAAAAAATTAATGGACAATTTACTTACAAAACAAGAGATTCATTAGAACCTCTCATATTCCCAACATCCAGAATTATAAAAGATATATCAACAACTGATACCGAAATATTTGTTGATAATTCAGAGTTATTCGGTTATGAAACTGATACTCCCGGATTTGGTGATGATTCTCTTCCATTTAACGCTATAGTTATTAATGGAATTTCTACTGAAGCATCTGGATCAATTGAATCTATAACTGAATTTAGTAATATTAGTGGTTTTTCTGGAATTATAACTGGTATTACAACAACTACAGGAATAGGTGGAAATTCATTAGCACTTAAATTTGAAATTCATGATTCCAATTCCACACCTTTTTCAGGAATATCGACTGGATATCCTATTTACATTTACGATACTCAAATTGGAACCGGAGTAACATCAATTGATAGTTCTGATTCTGCAATTGTTGGTATTGGAACAACATTTTTAGACAATATTTACTATATTTCAGATTGGTCTAATATTAATAATATTGGAATTCTTACTTGTAACGTAAAATCAGACTCTAATATTATTGGAATTAACACTAACGGAAATATATTAAATCCTATAGGTAAGTATTCATGGGGTAGATTATCTGGTGGAACAAGATCCTCAAATCCAATATCAATTGGAGTTACTGGAAAAATAGTATCTGGATTATCAACATACCCAACAATTCAAAGAAGAGGTATTGGTATTAGAAAAACTGGAGCACTACCTAAGATTGTATTATAAATATATAAAAAACTATTAATATGGCCGCATTCGTAACAGATCAATTTAGAATATTGAATGCAAATTCCTTTATAGAGTCCATAAATGATAATTCTTATTATGCTTTTTTAGGATTATCAAATCCAACTACTCCAAATCCAGGATTTGGAAGAACATCCGATTGGAATACTAGTATTAATAATAATCCAATCGATAATTTTCAATACCTGTCTCATTATAGAGATACTTCTTTGTTTGGAAAAAAAATAACTTCAGAAAATGTTAGAAGAGTTGTAAAAAGAGTTGATTGGATTTCGAACACTTCTTATGACATGTACAGACATGACTATAGTGAGTATACTGAAGCACCATCTTCTAAAGTTTTTAATTTATATAATTCCAATTATTATGTAATTACTGATGAATTTAAAGTTTACATATGTTTAGAGAATGGTACTTCAGGAAAAAATCCTACTAATGTTCCAAGATCTTTATTTAAACCAGTTGATACTAGTATTGAACCTCCCACAGTAGGATCTGATGGATATAGATGGAAATATCTTTTTACAATTTCTCCTTCGGATATCATTAAGTTTGACTCTACAGAATATTTTATTGTTCCTAATAATTGGGAAAATAGTTTAAATAATGAAATTGTAAGGATTAGAGATGGTGGAAATTCAGATATTCAAAATAATCAAATAAAGAAGGTATATATTGAGAGTGGTGGAAGTGGATATGTTGATACTACAGCATCTATTTTGGGTGATGGAAGTGGAGGAGAAGTTTCAATAACAACAACTAATGGAGAAATAACAAGTGTTGTTGTTACTTCTGGAGGTAAGGGATATACTTATGGAATTGTCAATTTAAATTCCAGTTCAGGAACAGGTGCAAAATTAATACCTATTATTCCACCTTCTAAAGGTCATGGATATGACATTTACAAGGAATTAGGTACTGATAAAGTATTAATATACGCAAGATTTGATGATTCGACTAAAGACTTTCCTACAGATACTAAATTTGCTCAAGTTGGCATTTTAAAAAATCCCGAAACATTTTCAGGAGTAGGAATTACTTTTACTGGAGGAAATTTTTCCTCTCTTTATTCTATTGGAATTACAACTTCAATAAGTATAAATGTTGGAGATAAGATAACTCAAAATCAAGGTAATGGATTAATTGCAGAAGGTTATGTTGCATCATTCGATACTGAAACTAAAATACTAAAATATTATCAAGATAGATCACTATCTTTTGGTAATAATGTAGATCAAAGCCAAACGTCTATTGCCAAAAATATTGTATCGTTTAATTCTTCAAGTCAAATTAGTATTGATGGAAATTCAGCAACTGTTGACACCACTTTAAATAATACAAGCACTATAAATCTTGGAAACAAATTAATTAATTTGGGAGTTGAGTTTACAAATGGTCTTGCAAATCCAGAGATAAATAAAAAGACGGGGGATATAATTTATATCAATAATCGACCTGAAGTACAAAGAGACTCAAGACAAAAAGAAGACGTTAAAATTATTCTGGAATTCTAAAAAAGATGTCACAAAAAACAAACTTAAATATCAGTCCATATTATGATGATTTTGATAAAAATAAAGATTTTTATAAAGTCCTCTTTAATCCAGGAAAACCAGTTCAAACTAGAGAATTAATAACTCTTCAGTCTATTTTACAGAATCAGGTAGAGTCTTTAGCAAATTATAGTTTTAAAGAAGGATCGATGGTTCTTCCTGGTGCTCTTACTTATGACAACCAATTTTCTGCAGTAAAATTAAATGCAACAAATCTTGGAGTTGACATTTCAATTTACATTAATAATTTAATTGGAAAAACTATAACTGGATTAACATCAGGAGTTACTGCATCTGTCCAATTTGTTGCACTTACTTCAGATAATGATATTGTAGAAAACTTAACAATATATGTAAAATATTTAAATTCCGGAACTGATTCAGTAACTTCAGTATTTCTAGATGGAGAAAGTTTATTTGCAAATGATAATATAATATATGGAAATACTACAATTGCTGCAGGAACACCATTTGCTTCTTTAATATCATTAAACGCAACTTCCGTAGGATCTGCAATATCTATTGATAATGGAGTATATTTTTTAAGAGGAGTACTTGCTAATGTTAGAAAACAAACTATAATATTAGATTATTATACAAATACTCCATCATACATAGTAGGATTACAAGTAAATGAGACTATAGTAGATGCAAAAGAAGATGAGTCTTTATATGATAATGCAAAAGGATTTACAAATTTTGCAGCACCTGGTGCAGATAGATTTAAAATAGAATTGCCACTAGTAAAAAAATTATTAGATGATACATCAGATTCTAATTTTGTAGAAATTTTTAGAGTCGTAAATGGAAAAGTAAAAATAATAGAAAATAAAAACGGTACTAGCAATACTTTAAGAGATTATCTTGCAGAAAGAACTTTTGATGAATCTGGACACTATTTAATAGATGATTTTAATATAAATTTAGTTGATTCTTTGAATAATAGGATTGATAGTGACGGTTTATACTTAGAAAATGAATTGACAGAACAAGGAAATGTTCCTTCTGATGATTTGATGTGTGTTCAAGTATCTCCCGGAAAAGCCTATGTTGCTGGATATGATGTAGAATTACCATCTTCTTATACAATCGATATTGATAAACCAAGAAGTACTCAAACAGTAAACTCTCAAAAAATTCCATTTCAAATGGGAAATCTTTTAAGAGTTAATAATGTTGAGGGTGCTTTAAAAGAAAACGAAAAGATTAATCTAGTTTCAGAATTTAAAGCAGAATCTGGAATATCTACAATAGGACAAGCAAGAGTATATTCATTTAATTTAACAGATTCTGCATATTCCAATGAATCCACATCTTGGGATTTATATTTGTATGATGTTCAAACATATACAAATATAACTTTTAATAGATCTGTAACTGCTTCTGAAATTCCAACTTCTTCATACATACAAGGAAGAAGCAGTGGAGCAAGTGGATATATTGTTTCTTCAGGATCAACAACAAATTTAAATCTCAGTCAAACTTCAGGAACTTTTTCTCAAGGTGAGCAATTATCTGTCAATGGAGTAGATTTTCCACTAACAGTTTCAGATTCTGTGGTTTATGGAATTAAAGATATTAAATCCGTTTCGCAGTCAGGGGTTTCTGGATTTGCAAGTTTTTCTGCAAATTCAATTCTAGATACTAAAAATTTTTCCAATGGAATTAGTGAAGTTAATATAAGTTCTGGTACAGTTACAAGTCCAGGAAAATTATTTTCAGGTGTTAATATTGGAGATATTGTTCAAGTAATAGATGGTGGAAATTTAAAATATAATAAAATCGATACAATTTCTTCAAATTTATCTTCATTTACAATATCCGGAATAACCACTGTCACAGGAGTATTTGATGGTGGGTTAATAAGTAATGGGAATTATAATGCACAATTAAAAATTCCAGAATTAAAAAATAATGAAAATGCATTTCTTTATGCAAAACTTTTGGAAGATGATATTTCTTCAGTAAATCTCTCTAGTTCTCAATTAACAATATCACAACAAATAGCAGGAGAGAGTACAGATGTTAGTGGAACACTAACTTTCAACTTATCAAGTATATCTGGAATTGATAATGCATCTTTCGAACTTTTTGATCAAGAAAGGTATTCTGTACATTATGCCAATGGAGGAATTGGCACTATAACTTCAGATAGATTTTCAGTAGACCTTAATACTAATACAGTAACAATTATAGGATTGTCTACTAATCAGTCTAATGTTGTCGTAAATACAACTCTTAATAAAAATAATATTCAAAGTAAAATTAAAGAATATCAAAAAAGTGCTGTTAAGATTGTAAATCTTTCAAGATTAGTAAGATCTGGAGCAGCAACTAGTGATTCTATAAATGATGGTCTTGTATACAGTCCATATTATGGTCTTAGAGTTCAAGACGATGAAATTTCTTTAGATGTCCCCGATGTATCTGAAGTGATAGCAGTTTATGAGTCAACAAATACATTAGATCCAGTATTGGATAAGATTGAATTTTCTTCAATCTCAAATGTAGATTCTAATGCAATAATTGGTGAAAAAATTATTGGATCTGATAGTGGGGCAGTTGCTAGAGTAGTTTTAAATTCTTCTTCTACACCTTCTGTTCCGGTAAATAATATTGGAATAGTTTACTTGAATGAGGAAACTTTTTCTTTAGATGAAGAGGTTACTTTTTCTGATTCAAATATTGTTTCCAATATAAAAAGAATTACTACCGGAAGTTATAAGAATATAACTAATGCATTTTCACTAGATAAAGGTCAAAAAAGTCAATATTATGATTACTCAAGAATACTTAGAACTAATAGATCTGTACCAGAAAGAAAACTTCTGATTGTTTATGATTATTATAAAGTTCCTTCTTCAGATAATGGCGATGTATTTACTGTATTAAGTTATGATTCTGACAGATTTTCTGATGATGTCCCTACGATAGGTACACAAAATGATAGAGCATCAGATGTTCTTGATTTTAGACCTAGAGTACAAAATTTTGATGTAAGTACTGCAACATCTTCCCCTTTTGCTTTTGAATCTAGAGTATTTAACTCCAATTCAATTAAATATAATTTAAAACCAGAAGAATCATCTACAATTGGATATAGTTTTTATCTACCAAGAATTGATAAAGTATATCTTGATAAATTTGGAAATTTAATTGTAGATAAAGGTATTCCTTCAAAAGATCCGATTGCACCTCTTAATGGTGATGAAACTTTGATGGATCTAGCTGAAATAACACTTCCATCTTATTTGTATAATATTGAAGATGCTAATATTTCCATTTCTGATAATAGAAGATATACGATGAGAGATATTGGTGATTTGGAGGAAAGAATAGAAAGTGTTGAAAGATTAACTTCACTTAGTCTTCTTGAAATAAACACAGAATCTTTAAGAATTGAAGATTCTGATGGAAATAATAGATTTAAATCTGGATTTTTCGTAGATGATTTTAATGATATTACTTTATCTGATGAAAATTTAACTAATGCAACAATTTCAGATGGTGTTTTAAGACCTAGAATTATATCAAATTCTCTACAATTAACACCTATTCCTGCCACAGAAATAGCAGAAGACAAACTGGATTTATCCGAAAACTTTGAATTATTGGATCCAAATGTCCAAAAAACCGGAAATGTAATTACACTTAAGTATAATTCAGTTGGATGGATTGAACAAAAATTAGCAACTAGAGTAGAAAATGTAAATCCATTTAATGTAATTGAATATACTGGTAGTATTACATTATTACCTAGTTCTGATAATTGGACTAGAACAATTTCACTTCCTACATTAACATTCAATAGATTCTCTAGTTATCGTGGAAGATGGAGACATAGTTATTTTGAGTATCGACATTACAGAACAAACTATAGATATGGTTATTACAGATATAGGTATTATAGACCTTACTATTATTACTATAGAAGACCTTATTATTCATATTATTCGTATTATTCTTACTATCGTTACGGATCATATTACTATTATCCCTACGGTCGTTATAGGTATTATTCTAGATATAGACGTAGGTATCTATATTACTACCCCTTCTACAGACCAATTACTAGAAACATTATTGTTAGTTCAGTAGCTGAAAAGTATATTAGATCCAGAAATGTTTCTTTCTTTGGAGAATCTTTCAAACCATTCACGAGACACTATGCATTCTTTGATAGTCATAGCAATATTGACATAATTCCAAAATTAGTAGAAATTTCTAATAGCAAAACTTTAGAATCATTTGGATCTCGAAGATCTTCATTTTCTGTAGGAGAAACTATTAATGTTTATTTTGCAAATAAAAAGATAGGTAGATTTAGACTTGCTTCCTCAAATCATAGATCCGGAATTTTTAATTCTCCTGATAAAATTTATACTAATAATCCATATTTTAGAGAAGAATCTATTCCTTCGTCATATAGTCAATCATCAAAAACTATTAATATAGATTTGGTTTCATTATCTACAGAATCTCAAGGAAACTTTTTTGGATATCTTAAAACAGGTGCTAAAATAGTTGGTCAAAGTAGCAAAGCAATTGCTTATGTTAAAGATTTAAGACTAGTTTCTGATGTTGATGGAACAGTATTTGGTTCATTCTTTATAAAAAATCCATATTCTAGTATAGCACCAAATCCTAGAATTTTAACTGGCAAAAAGACTTTCAAACTTACAAGTTCCAAAAATAATGTAATGGAAATTCCTGGAAGCAGTAGTAATTCTTTTGGTGATACAACATATACTGCGGAAGGAATAACTCAATCTAGAAGAACTGTTGTTACAACAGTAAGAAGAGATCCTTTGGCTCAATCCTTTACTGTCGGTAAGGATATTCAAGCACCTAATTTTAATGGTCAAAATGATGATGATAATGGAGCATATCTAACTGCCGTTGATATATTTGTTGCAAATAAACCAACAGGAAATGAACCTCTAATTGTTGAAATAAGAACAGTTGAATTAGGAACTCCAACATTAACACTTTTAGGTGAATCTGTAACATTATATCCTGAAGATATTAATATATCTTCAAATGGAGAAATTGCAACAACAGTTACTTTCAATTATCCAATATTCTTATCACCAGGAAAAGAATATGCTTTAGTTCTCCTTGCACCAACATCAGATAAGTATGAAGTATGGACTGCAAAGATTGGAGAAGATACTGTAAATCCTAATACTTCTGGATCTACTAGGTATACAAAGCAATTTGCAGTTGGTAGTTTGTTTAAATCTCAGAATGGTTCTATTTGGACTCCGGAACAAGAATCAGATCTGAAATTTAAACTTTATAAAGCACAGTTTACTTCTAATACTGGAATAGCATTCTTTGGAAATCCACCTTTAGGTGAATCTAATGATTATATTAAAATTTTGGAAACTAATGCCATAAGTACATTTCCTAAAGCAGCAGTAATTGGAATTACTACTGTTCCCACAGGTAATTCATTAATTGATACTCTTTCACCAGGAAGAAAAATTTTTGGATCGATTGAAGGAAGTTCGGCAAACATTATTTCTACTGGATGTTCTGTTTCAGCAGTATCAATTGATAATGGTGGAGAAAATTATCAAGGTCAAACAGATGTTTCTACAAAATCAATTGTAGGTAATGGAAGTGGATTAAAACTTAACTTTAGTGTAAGTGGTGTTGGCACAATAAACTCAGTGTCTATTACAGATCCGGGAGTTGGATATGCTGTTGGTGATATAGTTTCAATAGATAATAGTGATAGTTCCTTTACTGGTGTTGGTGGTGTCATAACTATTTCAGAAATTGCTGGTATAGACACTTTATATGTTACAAACGTTCAAGGTGAACTGGGTTCCGGAAAAGCATTTCAAGTTGGTATTGGTTTAAGTTATGCTGATACAGAATCTACAAAAGTTTCTTTAGGTTCTACAGTCATTACTAGATTGATTGAAGGAACAGGAGTAGAATCTGGCAATTATTTGCAGGTAAATCATTTCAATCATGGAATGTTTGCTAATAATAATAAATTAAAAATTTATGATGTTGAATCTGATGTCAGTCCTACAATTTTAACTGAAACTTTATTATCTACAAATACAACAACAATTCAAGTTGAAGATTCTTCAATATTTGAAACTTTTGAAGGTTTTGCAGTTGATGGAAGCAATTTAGGTTATGTCAGAATTGGTGATGAAATAATTTCTTATAATTCAGTTACTTCAAATCAGTTATCTATACAAAGTAGAGGAGTTGAAGGAATTATTGAAGATCATGACATTAATTCTCCAATAAGTAAATATGAATTTGTCGGAATGTCATTAAGAAGAATTAATGGAGTAACATACGACATTTCAGATGTTATAATTTCTGCAGACCAATATTTTATTGAAATTGATAGATCTTCTAATGGATTGAATCGATCTTCTGATAGCACACTTCCACAAGTATCTTTTTCGAGTCAAATTCAAGGTGGTGGATCTCAAATAAGAGCAACTGAAAATATTACCTATAATAGATTAACTCCTAAATTTGATATAAATTCTCCAGGAAAAGAAACATCTGTAACTGGTGTTATTAGGACAACAACATCTACTAGTATAGATGGATCAGAAACATCATTCGAATTACTAAATGAAGTCGAACCTATTTCTTTAGATGGAAATAATGAATTAAGTTCTTTTAGAATGATATGTTCTAGAGTAAATGAGTTAAATCAAAATGCATTTGATAATGTATCAGGAAGAAGATCATTTACTTCTGCTTTAACATTAAGTACTACTGATGAAAATCTTTCTCCAATCATTTTCTTAAATGATTCTACAGTAGAGTTTTCTTCAGACTTCTTAAATGCGCCCGTAGATAATTTTGAATTAAGTTCTTTAGTTGGTTCTTCGCAAAATGACCCACATGCTGCAATTTATGTATCTAATGTAACAACTCTTTCTAAACCAGCATCTTCTTTAAAAGTCATTTTAACTGCATATAGACCTTTTTCCTCTGATATTAGAGTTCTTTATAATTTAGTGAGAGATGATTCTTCAGAAGTTCCACAAGAATTTGAATTATTTCCAGGATTTGAAAATCTAAAGTCCTCTTCAGATGGAAATTTAGAAGTTATAGATCCCGTATTAAATAATGGAAGGGAAGATGTTGAAGTTCCTGCAAGTTCAGATGGACAGTTTTTGCAATATGAATTCACTGCAAATGATCTTCCAGATTTTAGTGGATTTGCAATTAAAATTATCATGGCAGGAACAGATCAATCAAATGCCCCAATTATTAGAGATCTGAGAGCAATTGCAGTGAAATGAAAAAATTAGTAAAAGTTAAAGACCATCCTCATCTTTATAGAGATGAGGAAACTGGTTCTATCGTAAATTGCGATACTATCAGTTATAATCAAAGAATTAACAGAATTAATTCTAAAGAAGCACAAAAAAAAGAAATTGATGACATGAAAAATGATATTCAGGAAATAAAAAATTTACTCAAAGATTTTTTAAGCAAATAAACTGCCACCAATAATTCATATAAATATTTAAGAGATATATTAGCATCATACAATAATGGCGGTTTATGTATCAAATATTGTGATTGAACAAGGATATGATTTTAATGCTTCTTTTCAATTAGAAGATACTAGAACTAATTCTCCATTGTTATTGGATAATGTTTCTGCAGAATCGCAATTGAGAAAGCATACTGGAGCATCTACTTCGGTTTCATTTGCATCAACGATATCGAATTCGGAAGAAGGTATTGTGTCAATATCATTGACTGCTGCTCAAAGTGTTAATCTAAAACCTGGAAGATATGTTTTTGATGTAAAACTCATAAGTTCCGGCGCAGAATATAAAGCTGTAGAAGGTGCAGCACTAATAAGAGGGGGAGTCACCAGGTAATGCCTAGTATTAACGATAGAATTGGTTCGCAGAATGTAATACGTGTTTTATCCAACTCCTCTGCTCCACCAACAAAACTTATTAATTTAAGTGATGTAGATAGTACTCTAAAAACTAGAGACGGTATGATCCTTGTATGGGATCTTGCCACAGAAACATTCTATATGACGGATACGATTGATTCGTCATCCCTTAATATTACTGGTATTGTTACTTTTTCAAATTCTACCAATTCTACTGCTCCAACTAACGGCGCTTTAGTTATTGATGGAGGAATTGGAATTGGTAAAGCAGTTAATATTGGTGGAGATATATCAGTTGCTGGATTATCAACATTTTCATCTAATGTTGATATAAATGCTTTTGTTGATATTCTTTATAACTTAAATGTACAAGATTCAGTAACAATTGAAGATAATTTGAGAGTTGGTGGTATAACAACTCTCACAAGTGGAGTAGATAATATTTTAGGAAATCCAGATACTGGTTCTCTTCAGATCGATGGTGGAGTTGGAATTAATAAAAACCTAACAGTTGGAAATGGTTTTTATGTTCAAGGCAATTCCGAATTTGTGGGTGATGTCATATTCAGAGGAGGCACAATTGGAATTGGCGATTCCACTGGTGATGATATTGATGTTATAGGAGAATTTGTATCCAACTTAGTTCCAGATGTTGACAATACTTATGATATTGGTATCACAACACAAAGATGGAGAGATGGAAAGTTTTCTGGTCTAGTAACTACAACTAACTTATATGTTGCTGGAATATCTACTTTTGATGGGAGTTTAGATTTTAATGGCAATATCGATATTGAAGGTAATGTAATAATTACTGGATTTGCAAGTGTTACTGAAGGTTTATATTATGATGCTGATGATTATGATGGACCAAATGGAATTGCTTATTTCGATGATACTGGAAAACTGATTGGTGCTGCCAGTACAGAAAATGCAGTTACAGAAACATTTTTTGTTCTAACTACAACTGCAGTGGGAATTCCAACATGGACTTCAGTAATTGATGGAGGAATATTCTAATGGCAAAACCTAATACTAGACAAGAACTTGTCGATTATTGCTTAAGACAACTTGGAGCACCAGTACTTGAAATAAATGTTGCTGATGAGCAAGTTGATGATTTAGTGGACGATACTATTCAATATTTTAATGAGAGGCATTATGATGGTGTTGAGAAAATGTATCTTAAGTATAAAATTACTCAAGATGATATTGATAGAGGAAGAGCAAAAGGAACAAATGGAATAGGTATTGTAACAACAACGGGAACTTCAAATATTGTTGGTTTCGGAACAACAACGTTTAATTTTTACGAAACTTCAAATTATATTCAAGTTCCAAACTCCGTTATAGGGGTAGAAAAAATATTTAAATTTGATACTAGCACAATCTCTGGAGGAATGTTTAGTATTAAATATCAATTATTTTTAAATGATCTTTATTATTTCAATTCAGTTGATTTGTTGACATATGCAATGACTAAATCTTATTTGGAAGATATTGATTTTTTACTGACGACAGAAAAACAGGTAAGATTTAATAAAAGGCAGGATAGATTATATCTAGATATTGATTGGGGAGCACAATCTAAGGATACATATCTTGTTCTTGAATGTTATCGAGCACTTGACCCAGAAAGTTTTTCTCAAGTTTATAATGATAGTTTTGTTAAAAAGTATCTTACTGCATTAATAAAAAAACAGTGGGGACAAAATTTAATCAAGTTTCAAGGTGTAAAACTTCCTGGTGGAATTGAATTAAATGGTCGTGCAATATTAGAAGATGGACAAAGAGATTTAGAAGATATCAAACAGAGAATGTCCACCGAATATGAACTGCCACCTCTAGATTTTATTGGATAATTATTATGGCATTAAATCCGTTTTTTCTTCAAGGATCTACAAACGAACAATTTCTTGTTCAAGATATAATCAATGAGCAATTAAAAATTTATGGTATAGAAGTTTATTACTTACCAAGAAAAATTTTTAAAACTGATAATATAATTCGTGAAATACAATCCTCCAAATTTGATGATAGTTTTCTGATAGAAGCATATCTGAATAATTATGATGGATATGCTCCTGATAGTGATATCATGACTAAATTTGGATTAAGATTGAAAAATGAAATAAGTTTAACCATATCAAGAGAAAGATATGAAGAATTTATTGCTCCATTTCTAGAAGGTATTAGTGCAGGTATTCGGGACGGTATAATTGCGGACTATGATTTTGCAGATTTAATCACAAGACCAAAAGAAGGAGATTTAGTTTATTTTCCTCTCGGAGAAAGATTATTTGAAATTAAGAGAGTAGAATCAGAAAAACCTTTTTATCAATTAGGTTCAAGTTATACTTACGAATTGAGTTGCGAACTCTATGAGTATGAAAATGAACTTATTGATACTGCCATTGAAGAAGTTGACAATACTGTAGAAGACGAAGGATATATTACATCTATTGTTCTTGCTGGAATTGCTGTTACTGCCACTGCAACAGCAGGAATTTCTAGTGATTCAGTTAGTGAAATATTTTTGAATAATGATGGTAGTGGATATACTTCCACACCAACTGTAATATTTTCACCTCCTCCAAATGTATTAGCAGGAGGTTTTGCTGCTGAAGCAGTTGCAATAACAACTTCTGTATTAAATGTTCGTTCAATTCTCAGATTGGAATTAATTAATGGCGGATCTGGATATATAGAACCTCCAACAATTACAATAATTGGAGGTGGTGGAATTGGAGCAGCTGCTACATGCTCAATTGGAGGAACCCAATTTAGTATCAGTTCTCTCAGTATTTCTAATTCAGGATCTGGATATGCAACTACACCTGAGGTTATTATTAGTAGTCCTGGTATAGGTATTACTGCAACAGCAATTGCTAGAATTAATTCTAATGCGGAAATTGATTCTTTAAGAATACTAAATCCAGGAATTGGATACACACAAGCACCGGAAGTATCTTTTACTGGATTTTCTACCATTGGCATTGGAACATTTATATACAATGAAGAAGTTGTTGGTCAGACATCTGGTGTGACGGCTGTAGTTAGAGATTTCAGAATAGACATTGATACTAATACATTAAATCCACAGATTAATTTAAAAGTTTCACTAAATACAGGGAAATTCAGTGCGGGTGAAATTATTGTTGGATCAATCTCATCGTCTACATACGTTGTCAGGGAACATGATTTAGAAAGTTATGACAATCCATATGACAGTAACGAAGAAATAGAATTTGAAGCAGATAATATTTTAGATTTCTCAGAGTCAAATCCATTTGGTACTTATTAATGCTAGGAACATATTTTTATCACGAAATTATAAGAAAAACTATTATTAGTTTTGGAACATTATTTAATAATATCTTTATTAGACATGAAAAAAGTGACGGAAGTATTTTTGATGAAACAAAAGTTGGACTTTCTTATGGTCCAATGCAAAAGTTTCTTGCTAAAATTGAACAACAAAATCAGTTAACAAAATCTATTGCAATAACTCTTCCGAGAATGTCATTTGAAATGACTACAATTCAATATGATCCCCAAAGAAAAACCGGGATTACTCAAACATTTAAAACTTGTGATAAAGGAGGTAATATAAAAAAAGTTTATATGCCTGTTCCGTATAATATTGGATTTGAACTTAATATTTTTAGTAAGTTAAATGATGATGCCCTTCAAATTATTGAGCAAATACTTCCATTTTTTCAACCATCACTTAATTTATCTGTCGATTTAATCAGTTCTATTGGGGAGAAAAGAGATATTCCAATTATTCTTGATAGTATTGATTTTCAAGATGATTATGAAGGTTCATTTGAGGCAAGAAGGGCATTAATTTATACTTTAAGATTTACTGCTAAAACTTATCTATTCGGTTCTATTGCAGATACATCCGAGGGACTTATTCGTAAGGTTCAGGCAGATGTTTATGCCGATACTAATATAAAGACAGCAACACGTGAAATGAGATATACTGCTGTTCCTGACCCAATTGATGCAGAACCTGGAGATGATTTTGGATTTACAGAGAGTTGGGAAATTTTAGGAGACTCTAAAGATTATAGTCCTACTAGACAAGAGGATATTTGATTGTTATGAATAATTATGATTCCATAGATGAGGCTCTGAATATTGAGAGTGATATTGTCGAGTCAAAACCAATCAAAAAACCTGAGATTGTAAAATCGAAGGATGATGATATAGAGAAAGATTATGTCTATAGTCGTGCGAACCTCTACTCCCTCATAGAGAAGGGTCAGGAGGCAATCAATGGCATTATGGAGGTAGCAGGGGAAGGAGGCAGTCCAAGGGCATACGAGGTCGCAGGACAGTTGATTAAGAGTGTTGCTGATACTACTGATAAGTTAATTGATTTACAAAAGAAACTTAAAGATGTAGAAGACGAGACTAAGAAGACTACAAACAATGTTACCAATAATGCAGTGTTTGTTGGATCGACATCAGAACTTCAAAAAATGTTAAAGCAAGGTTTTCTAAATAATAAAGAATAGACTACTTTTCAACGATGAAAAAGTGTAAGCAAGGATATTATTATTGTTATACGGATGAGGTTTGTAAACCTATTCCGAAGGGTTTAAGAGTAACTGCTAGATTTTCTGGTGGTGGAAAAGAACCAGAAGAGACTGGTATTGATGTTCCTACAAATGGTAATGGAGATGGAAATGGTGGAGATGGTGGAGGGGGAATGAGTGAGGGATCTCTTCACAAATGGTACAAAGGATCTAAATCAAAAGATGAAAAACCTGGTTGGGTAAATGTTCTTACGGGTGGAACATGTGCAAGTGATGAACCTGGTGAAGGAGTGCCAAAGTGTGTATCTCGTTCTAAATATGACAGTATGACAAAAGCAGAAAGAAAATCTGCAGCAAGAAGAAAGAAGACAGCAGATTCGGGACAGCAAGAAAAATCTGGTGGCGCAAAACCAACTTATGTATCAACCGATAAACCAAAAAAGAAAATGAAAAAAGAAGAAGTAGAGATTATTGAAGGAAAAGATAAGAAAGGTAAAGGCAGTGGAACGAAAGATGCCTGTTATAAGAAAGTCAAGTCTCGTTATTCTGTATGGCCTTCTGCATATGCATCCGGAGCACTTGTAAAATGTCGCAAAAAAGGTGCTGCTAACTGGGGAAATAAGTCAGAGTCTGTAGAGTATTCTGATTGGAGAGACGACTTCAAGGCAACTGAATATGAGTTCATTGATATTATCAAAGCAGAACCTTTGATTTCTGAGTCACCGAGTTTTGAAATTAAAAAAAATGATGAAGTGCAAGGTCCTGAAGTATCAA